TTATTTGTGACGTCACCCGATTCAATACTCGCGAGTTCCGGATTTAATGCCACTGGTGCATTATTTTGGCAATCGGCTGCACATGTACCCGATTTTTGGACTGTTAAAAAAATAAAATGGATTCGAGAATTTATTCCTTTCAAAATTGATGGCAATCCATTGTTAACAGACCATGTAGGAACTTTCCAGAGCGACACAATCATTGCCATTGATAAAAATCGCCACCAAAAATCATTAAAAACGCTCGGATATTTATTAGGACACTGGAAAACAGTATGTAATGAAATAAATGATGCTGATTTGTTTTGGTTTTTGATGAACCAATGCGACGAAGCATACGCATTTGTTGATAGTAGACCAGGAATCGCAGGACGTACATTTGGCGGCACTAACAATCAAAATAATAACACTTGTGGAAAAGAAATATACTGGGATGAATCAGGGCGCTCCATATTAGGATTTATGGGTGGAATTCCTGAATATGGATCCATTATCTCGGTGGCAGGTCCTAATTCTAGATGGAGTACAAATGGATGTATGAGTGGCGGAATAATAACACAAAACGCGAATTTAGATGTAATTATAAACAATCTAAATAAATTATTACAAAAAGTCGAATATGAAAGCTCGTAAAGTGAATATTAAAGTACCCGGAACAAATAATATAAATGAGTAGCATCATGGAAGATCGCGTTACCAGATATTACTATAAGTATTCAACTATTGGAATTATTCTTGAAGAAATCGCGGAATCTAATCAAGCTGCAGACGAATTTTCGCATGAATCTGATGATTCAGAAGTACCATGGTATGATGAAAGCGAAGAAGCTATTGCAGAACGGTACAAAAAAGAGTCCAAAATCCTGCAAAAGTATAGGGATTATTCAATTGAGGAAATAGTAGTAGAATTGCATTCTGCAAAGAAAGAACTTAAAAAACTCAAAAATAAAAAGGAAAATAAAAAGGAAAATAAAAAATGATGAAATCGAGGCAACATATTACAGAATTAATAAACTACAAATTGATTTGTTTCATGAAATGAAAACAATATATTCTGAGTTACATGACGAATTTAATAAACACCGCAATACCCTAAATCTCCCTCGATATGCAAGTTATGGAATTCCAGATGTTGTAGAATTCATAATTGAACAGTTTGATAAAATATCTGTAGTAAGTGACTACAATCATGATTTATTATCAGAAATTGTATATTTATGTGAAAATTGCTATTGTATAAATTATTACCCTGAATATATCAATATCCATATCAATTATATGTATTCGTTATCTTGTATAAATGACCTGTTAAAAAAATATTCTTTGAATGACATTCATAAAATATTTAAGTTGGGATATCGTTCAAAAAATACATTGTTAAAATAACCATCCGAATATGCAGATTTTAATCCTAAAAAGTTTGATTATACTGCACAATTGTGTATATGTTGATCCAGTAATTGTAATTATCACTGGACTCAATAAATAGAGAAATAAGTGGTGCTAAAGATTTTCCTCCGCGGAGGAAAGGGGGTGTGTTGCATCCCCACTTTCAAAAACTTAGATCGAAAAAAATATTTTATAAATTGTGATCGTCCAAAATTATAACTGCTTGACGGATCGCGATTTTAATTAATTATTATTTGAATATAAAGTCCAACTCAGATAATTATAGCCGTGAAATTACTATATTTGTATGTTATTTAACATACAAATATATACAAACTATGTCGTTTAATAATTGAGTTGGACTATATATTAAGTGGCATTAATACTTTGAGTACATATTCTCATATTTTTTAAGTCCGAGTTTGGGTGCTACATGTTTTAGTAATACATCTGGGGGTAAACGGCTAAAGGCAGTTTTAGAAAATACTTCCTTAAATCCATAATCATATTTATCCATCAACATTTTATAAGCAATTTCTGGGGTTTTATTTTTTTGAACCAGATCTCTAACTCCTTCATCCGTTAATAAAAGCTTTACAACTTCCAGATGTCCATTATCTGCAGCCCATCGAATTGCATCATAATTCTGATCACTAACTTCTAACATACCTTGACTTTCAAACCAAATCATTAATACGTGACATAAATCTGTTTTACTAATTCTATTGTCTGATCTTAAAACATTTCGTAAATAATTTCGATAATTGTCATCATCAAAATTATTTATCAATTCTTCTATAGTCGAATATCCAAGGTTCAATTCGTCATATATATTATGTAATTGTCGGAGAGATAAATTAATACATGAATAACTCTTATTTTTTGCTCTTACATTATTTCTATTTTCATCTTTAAAAATTCTGAATTTTGAGATGGACCGATTATGGTTGACAATACCATTCATTTCTGCCGTTTTGGAATTATCCACATAGATCTCATTAATATGCTCTACTAGGCCTTTTATATCAGAAACCCCGAAATATGTAAACATTTCACGTAAATCTTCAACCGAATAATCCATAATTAAATTATTAGCGATCATTTCTGCAAGATCATTTCCATAATTCATGTGTGCTACTCTTCCAGACGAATCTTCTTCGTGTTCAATAACGTCATCGAGTATATCTGATAAATTCAATGACGATGATCTAGATATATTCGATTTGTTGCTTGTAGCGCTATCAGTGCGAGACAATACCGGCGTCGATGATCTGGATACATTCGATTGAGCGCTTGTAGCGCTATCAGTGCGAGGTAATTCTTGTGTATTATCCCAAACTTCCATTACATCTGCAACAGTTTCTCTTTTCATTGCCGTTTTAGGAGTCTTCTTATTTCCTACGCGGATATTTCTTGCTTTTATAATGGCATTTGCATTATTGAGGGCATCTTCATATTCTGCTCTTACATTTTGAACAACGTTTTTGACGACATTTTCACATTCTGCCCTATCTAAATCAATTTGATTTTGTATGTCACTATTACATTCATACACTTGGCGTTTTCGCTGTTTTTCAAGGGATGCTTTGTGTTTTTGTTCCATATCTGCAACTTTATTTTTATATTTTAAATCAGACATATATTTTAATTCTTTATTTTTAGCTTGGAGCTCAATATTCTCGTCTTCAAGTTTTTCTAATAACTCTTTACATTCAGCTCTGTCAGCATTTCTTTGATGTTGCATATCATCCTCGCATTTCTGAAGATGTTCTTCACGTTGTTGTTGCAATCTTTGGACCCAATAATTGTATTCGGGTGTAATGTCCATTAAAATATAAAAATCTTATATTTTTATATTAAATCCAATAAATGGAAATTATTATACTCACGCTTTGTCGTCTACAAATGCGATAGCCCTCGGAAATCTCGGAACTCCTTCCTTGGAACGTTCATTGAAGCGAATATTAATGGATTTGCCCATAAATTTATCTGGATTCTGTGTATATTCATCAAAAAGCAATCTACTCGATTCCACGGTTCCTGTTTGTTTGGCGGTCAATTCTCTTTCAATACCATCTACTATTTTTTTACATTTCCATTTTACGGCGCCTTCATGTGTTCCGTTGCACGATTCCGCCCCACAAATTTCCCATTCTTCATCCATAAACTTTTTATATTTTAAAAGCCGAGAACTGTGGTAATTGAGGCGGCTATCATAATAAGCATCTCGCACCCGAATCATTACACCCTCAAATTCATAATTAAGTCGCCCCGTTGTTACTCCAATCATATCATCCATATATGATTCAATTTCATCGTGCGACTTTACGAGTTTCGTGGGTACAAATTTAATGACGGAATTCAGCGATTTATCGGCCTTTACAAGAGCTTCTACCTTTTTCAGCTTAGAATAACGTTTTTCGAACGTTGTTTCTGGATCCCAAATGTCAAAAATCCAAAATTGTGCAACGGATTCACGAGGATGTGCGTTTGTCCGAGTAATTTTACACATTTCCGACAACAACTGGAATCTTTCGACATTGGACAATTCTGCGCCTGTCGATTCATCTTTTACATCATGTACATATAATTCCCCGTCAAAAATAATATCAGTGTCACCCAATTTACGTAAAAGACGACCCAATGCATCCCGGATATGATTTAAATGCACATATGCCTTTCCATTTCGGGATTCCAATGTTACAGACTGTGTAGAAGCCCCGTAAGATGGCAATGCACGTAATCCATCGACCTTTGCTTGTACATACAATGGAAATTCCAATTTAGAGGCGACAGGGGTTAATGATAATCCATCATCGCTTTTATATTTTTTGGCAAGCATCGGATAATGCCGTTGGACGCGTTTTTTACCGGCTGTACTGCTGCTTTTAATTTGTGAGTCTCCATGCATTTTTACACCTCGGTTCATTCCGCCATTTTGCGATTTTTGGTCCATTACGCGTTTGTATATTTCCATTCCGCCGACATCTGCTGGATCCGGAGAGTATCCCTTGTCGAGTTTTCCGATCCAAAGGCGCTCTGCTTCTAATTGTGCTTGTTGGGGTGCACTACGGAGATTATTTTTGTTACATTTATAACTGGATGGTTCGGTAATTTTTCCGCCGACTACTCCATGTTTCCGGAAAATCTCATTATCTACAACCCTGCACGACCACATTCTAGTTTTTTCGGTACCATTGTTAGTTTCAGTTTTGTATAGGGTAGGAAATAGGGAAGACATTAGATGTAGTAATTTCTTTAGTAATCACTGGGCGCAGTGAATCACACTAGCGAATGTTCGCATGGATCGCTTCGGCTGGCGCCTTCGCTCCCCCATGCGAACATCGCTAAAGTCATTTATTGTGTCCATAAAAATAAATAGTAATTTGAGATTTCATGAAGATTTGGAGCGTACGCTCCAAATTGAGTCATTGAGTTGGACTATAATAGTTTTGAATACACCATGGGTTGCAGTTGTGGAGTGTGTGATGGAGCGAAGCCGTAGGCGAAGCGAACATCGCATACTCCTCAAGCGTGATTCACGGCGCATACGTGAGTGATTTTTGTTGGTGAATTATAATGAAACATGGATGGCAACTTGGTGTTATTGCAATAATAATAGGTGCG